CGAGCGTGAGCTGGTTCATGCAGCGGTGACGAAGTGGCATCACCATGACCTCGACGGCGCGTGAGCAGTCGTGGCTCGTGCGAAGCGTCGCGAACATCTCGTGCGGGTCGTCGCCTAGCGGGTCGAAGGATCCCTGCGGTGCGCGTACGACCATGAAACCCTGACGACCACCGCGAAGTGCGCCGGCGGCGACGAAGTGCGGAGACACGGCGTCCATGAAGTCGAACGCCTCGCCGTACTGCACCACCGGGTAGGACTTGCTGACGATGCTCAGCCAGTCGCCCGTGTCGTCTCGAACGATCGCCTTGCGACCCTCCACCCTGGTGAACTTGGGCGGTGCGCCGTCCTTCTTGACGGAGAAGTACACGGGTTGCTGACTGACGGTGAAGTTGATTCCACCGAGCTCGGCGGCCTCCATCGCGGTCGTGGGCTCGTCGACGAGCTTGCCAAGCTTCATCCACGGAACCTCGCGCGCGGAGAACATCGTGTCGGTGTTGGGTGCCTGGGTCATCCTAGCTCCTTCGTTGTGTTCGTTGATGAGTTCACTGTAGCACTGCGATGCGGCCCGTGTCAACTACGCCGGCCTGTGGTTCTTGTCGCACGTGACGTCGTCCGTACGGACGATCTTCCAGTCCGTGGGGTCACCGTCGGCCGCCATGAGAACGGCGTTCTGCGCCTCTTCAGCGGTTTCCGCGGGTACCTCTTGCATGAAGTACGTGCGCCGCTCGAGCTCCACGTAAAAGATCTTTGTCATCTTACACCTCCTAACTCAACAGTATCAGGACACTGTGAAGGCCGCCACCAAGGTGCGGTGACGGCCTTCATGATCTAGAAGCCCATGTCTTCCAGCGACGTCCAGCCCTTGTCCCACTTGGAGTTTGTGGTGGACTTGGCGCGCTTCGTACGGGACTGCCGCTCGGCGGACTTCGCGATGTCGTAGTGCTTCTGGCGACAGGCCTCGATCGTCCTGCCCAGCGTCTCTGCGATCTCCGGCAGGTCGGCGTCGCTCCAGCATTCCTCGAGCAACTCCACCTCGTGAGCTTCCCAGGTCTCGCCGTGTGCCTCGGCGGTACTGCGACTCGCTTCGTTCGCTTCCTGACGTGGTCCGTAGTTGTACGACGACATACGTTCGCTCCTTCGTTCTGTTCTCTCCAGACCATCTGGATTCCGAGCCACCCGGCTTTCACCGGGTGAAACGGGAACCAGACGAGCTACGCGGTTGTGGAAGTCTTGATGACGTGCTTGACCCAGCCGGGCTTAACACCAACCTTCTCTGCGATCTCCTCGGGCGTGGGCGTGGGGACCGCGGATGCCAGTGCGAGGATCTTAGCCTTTCCGCTGGCCGGCTTGGCGGTCACCGCCTGGGTTGGTGTCGTCACAGGGGTGACGGTGGCAGTGGCGTGTACCGGCTCGGGCGTCGACTCGACTGGCTGGACAGTGGCCGCAACGGCGACCTGTACTCGGGCAACGTAGGTTCGTAGGCGGCTCGCAATAAGCTCGGCAAGCATGTATGCGAGGACGGGCCAGGCGTGCGCCGCGGCGGCACCCGCTCCAACCTCGAGACCAGCGATGATGTTAGCCGTGATGCTCGTGCTAAGCGCGATCACCAGGATCCATCCTACCAGCTTGCGATCCGGAAAACCGGGCACCTGGAGCGCGATGGCCGCGCAGATGGCGAGAATGTCGATCGTGGCGGCGATCCCCCACGCGAAAGCCGTGGTGAGGGACCAACTCTTAAGGAGTTCCACCTGGGTACCGAAGCTGGTTACCGCCCCGATCACGGCGATCAGGTAAGCCAGCTTCTTAACGGACTTGGCGGCCTTGAGTACGTACTCAACCGGAATTTGGGTGAGGTCCATACTGATTCCTTTCGTTCGTTTCTGTGGAGTTGTCAAGTGTCCAACCGCTTGGACTCATCAGGACCGGAGTACCGGCCGACGCCCTGTGGAAGCGGCGTTTCGTCCTTAGCTGTGGAGTTTGCAGGTCCTCATACCGTGGATCTTCATGATGCCCAGGTTGACGGTGAACGGGCCACAAGTGCAGGTGGTGTCGTAAACCCGGTTCAAGGTCTTCCGCGTGTCGAAGCTGATGAAGATCGTAACGATCGAGATCAGAACTGCGGTTCCGGAGATGATCAGCGTGACTGCGTTCATTGCTTCAACTTCCTTCATCTGTAGTTGTTCTTCTAGTTCTATTATATCACATACTGCCCCACCGTGCAATCGGCGGGGCAGTATTTGTCACACTTTTAGGTGAACTGTCAAGAACTTGACAGCGTTTTTCGTGTCCTAGGCGACGTCAGGAGGCCGAATGGACGAGTTCGCGATGGCGTCGTGCACGTCGGCCATCGTGACTCCACCGCTCTCACCACCACCGCCGGTGCCCGAGTTCCACTTCGTCATCAGGCCGTCCCAGTTCGGACCGACCTTGCCCGCGTCGTACTGCGCGCGAGAGATCTCCATCACGGCCTGGCCCTGGCGCCAGCGCTCAAACTCAGCACCGTTCGCGGCCATCTGGTGCACCTTCAAGAAGTCGTCGTACGCGCCCGCGGCCTGCGTGCCGTCGGTGATCGTGAATGGCACTAGCATGCGGCCTCCTCCTACCTGGTCCTGCGCCAGCCACTGGGCCAGCGTCTCACCCTTCAAGATCGAGATCATCGCGCGGTACACGCGCAGTGTGCTTAGGAACTTGCGGAGGCAGCTGAAGTGCATGTGCCACCGGTGCGTGTCATCGGGCGTGCGCTCCGTCCACGACACAAAGTCGTACCCGTCCGCTGGGTTGTCACCGTCGCCCTGGCAGAGAACCTCACGCCAGCCTCTGAGTCGCGGATCGTGTGCGACCCACGCGGCGCGAATGCGCGATCCGTACTTCCGGAAGTTCGTGAAGTTCCCGGCCTGTGCGGACAGGAACGTCCAGTCCACCGCGGCGCCAAACTGCTCCAGCGCTGTGCCCAGGACCTTGTCGTCGGGAAGGAAGAGCGAGTAATCGTTCCGCCAGATGTGATTGCCGTTCTTGTCTGTGTGGTTCCACAGCTCCCACGCGTCACAGTGGTAACCCGGCTTGAAGCGCCCCCACGCGCCGGCGAAGGCCGTGTCCGGTCCCTCCATGCGCTCGAGCTCCTCGATGAACCACCACATCTCAGCTGTGATATGGGCCGGTTGTGGGTTGTTGGCCAACTTACTTCACCACCAGTTGAATGATGATGAGGGCTGTGACGAGAAACGCGTTCACGGCTCCCAGCGCGGCCCACATCGCCTTGGGTGATATGTATGGTCGAGATTCTACCACACGGAGACGCATCTCATGATCGTTCACATCTGCTCGAAAGTCAGCGAGCTGTTGTGCGATGCTCTGCATTGCGAGCGTGTGCGTGATGAGCGCTGTGTCCAACTTAGCGGAGAGTGCTACGTTTCCCGCGGACATCACCTGGATCTGATCGTACAAGTCACGGAGGCCGATGACAACGTGGCCTCCGTGACTATTTGGTGGTGCGAGTGGATCCGGCACCGGCGTCTTACTCGGTCGGCGCGGTTGGTGCCTCGGGCGCCGGCGACTCAGGCGCGACGTAGTCGACCGACTGCCAGGTGGAACCGACCTTCTTGATCTTCGGCGGGTTCGCGCGCGAGAGGCGGTAGAGGCTCAGGTACACCTCATTGCCGGCCAGACCCGTGCGCTCCACGAGCGCCTTCCGCGTGCCGGGCGCCTCGACGATCGCGGCGAGCACCTTCTCGTCGCGCTCGATCGTGGAATCCGGTCGCGGGCGACCGCGGGTGGTGGTGTCGGTGGCCGAGGCCTCGGGCTCAGTCATCTGTGTCTCCTTCACTGGATTTGCTTGTCTCGACTACTATATCAAGCTTGGGTGATCGTTGGTTGTGTTGATGTCATACTCACGCTCGGCGATGAGGTTGCCGGCGTACGATCCGGGCGTGCTGTCCAGTGCTGCGCGAATCCACCGTCCGATCCACCGACCGCAGTCGACCGTGATGCCCTTACCCCACGTCATGTTGAGTCCGCTCACTCCCCGCAGCGGGAGGATGCGCCAGTCGTCGGGGAATCCGAGGATCCGGGCGGTCTCACGGTGTGTGATCGTTCGGTCGAGACGAGGGTGGACCACGTTATGCAGGCCACCACCAGTAATGACACGACCAGGACGATCCCCATCCCAGCGGACGGGCGTCGTGAATCCCATGAAGAAGTCATTCTTCACCACCTTCTCCTCGGTCGCGCTCCACGACTCCGGGAGCCTCGCGTGCTTTGTCCAGTAAGCACGAGCCACCTCTCCGATCGCCATGCCCGGCTTCCAGTCAACACCGCGCATGAGATCGCGCATGCGCCTGGTGAGCGGGTTGTCCAACCCCACGTGCCCATCTACGGAGCCGAGAGGCGACCGCCGCTGGACCGACCACCAGGTCGGTGGCGTCCGGTACGGCTGGGCCTGCCACGTCGGACTCAGGTTCTCGAGGTCTCCGATGACGTCGTTGAGTCGCGGGATCCTCTTGAGCGCAGGTCGCTCAATACCGAAAGGAATCCGTGAGGCAAGCCAGAAGTAACGGCGTCGAACGGCGGCACCGCCAACCGCGAGAGCGTTGTGACGAATATGGTAGAGTGTGTAAAAGTCACCAGTACGCTCTTCAAGTCGCGCACGCAGAGCTCGCATAAGGGCATGTCCGTCGACTGATGTGTACGCGTTCTGAACCGACTCAAAAACTGCGATGTGTGGATGTACGAGTGCCGCGTAGTCGGCAAACGCCCACATGCAGTGATTGATCTTCGAATCCGCTCCGCGAAAGTCTCGCGCAGACATGACGCTGAAACCTGAACACGGCGGATTTCCAAAGACGACGTCGGCGTCGACGGGAGTCCACTGCTCTGGAGCCACAGCCTCAGCTCGCCAGCCAGCTCCGAGGAGATGTCGATTGCCCTCACAGTTCACAACGCCGAACCCGCCCTTCATCTCTCGCTTGCCGACGAGGGTGAACCCCGCCTGGACCATGCCCAGCGTGAATCCGCCCGCGAACCCCTGGCAGTCGACCGCGCGATACATGATCTGGATTCTACACTACCCGTGATCCGAGGTACACGCCGCAGACACAGTGAATGTCCACCCGCTGGGTGGACGCTGCGCGCACCTCCTTGACTTCGATCTCGTCAAGTGCACGCTTACACTGCGGACACTTCGGTGCCTCACCCGTTTCGGCACGCTGGATGTTTAGCACGATCTTGCGAGCATGCTCGACGAAAAGTTTGTCAGCGAGTTCACGCGGTTGCATGCCGGTCGCGACGAACATCGCATTCATGATGAACTGCCACGCATCACGAAGCTCGCCAAACGCTTCGTTCTCGTTGATGAACTGCTCGGTCTTCCAGGGTTTCCAACTCGATTCGTCGAGCGCCTCGTGAAGTTCATTCATTGCGGCGAGAATCATGTCCTTGAAGTACTGCACACGTTCTTCAAGATCGTGGATCGTGCGCGGGTCAACCTGGATCTTGTCTGCAGCCTCGACCTGTAGCTGAAGCATACTCTCAAGTCGGTCCATTAGATTCCCTTCACGGCACGGTCGATGCCCTCTTCGAGCGAGATCTTCGGAACGTAATGCATGTGAAGTCGATTCGGGTCACCCACACGGTACATCACGCCCATGGGAGCCGTCTCGTCCACCTCGAGGAACGGGTGGTAACCGAACGCATCCGTAATGCGGTCGCCGAGCTGCCCTAGTGTGGTGCCCACACCCGTGCACAGGTTGACGGGTAAGCCTGTGCCGTCCTCGACGAGCTGCATAATGGCATCGCAGATGTCGTCGATGTGAATGAAGTCACGGACCTGGTGCTCATTGCCCCAGATCTTGAACGGGTTCTCACGGCGACGTGCGCGCTCAATGAACGCGCGGAACGGAAAGTCCTCCGACTGATCCGTGCCATATCCGGAGAACGGACGCACCACGGTGGCGTTGAGTCCGTACGTGCGCGCGGCCTCGATCAGCCGCTCTCCGAGGAGCTTCGTCATGCCGTACACGTCGGCCGGCTCCTCGATGATGTGATCCACGTCATCTTCCATGAGCCGTTGGAAGAGAGTGGTCGCCCGCTGCAGCGCAGCGGGATACACGGCCGATGATGAGAGGTAGACGAAGTGACGCTGACGCGTGCGCGCTGCCCACTCGATCATCGTCGCGTCGAGCTTTACGTTATACGGAAAGTTGAGCGGCTCGCCGTCGATGGACGCGCGGTTTGGCCCGGCGGCCGCCGCATGAATGACGAGATCGAACAACCGACCCGTCTCGTACACGTAGTGCATCGCATCGAGACCGTGCTGCGTGTCGATACCCGTGACCTCCCAGCCGTCGTCCGCCAGTCGATTGAGCATGTGACGACCGACGAATCCGGCGTGTCCCGTGATCAGTGCCCTCTTCACAGCTTCTTCCAATCTGCAACCCACGCCTTAGCGAAGGCCGTCGTGTCTCGAGGGAGGACGTCACCCGCGGCGTAGACGAGTTCGTCCCACGCGTGCCACAGTGGCATGTCGCTGGTGATGTGAGCGCCGTTGAGCGCGTTCACAAAGTCAAACGTGGAGTTCATTCCCCACAGCTCAGCGCGCAGGTCGGCGGCGAGATCGTGCTGGTTGCGATCCTGCCGCACGACCGGCTCACCGACAAAGAGTGCCACGTTGTACGCTCGCGCCATGCGGTGAAATAGAAAGGACGCGAAGATGTCATCGTAGCGACCGATGTCCGGTAAGCAGACCATGAGAGGCGCCCACTCGATGTCCCACATCGTTGCCTGCGTGTTAAACGCCGCATAGACGCCGGGACGCACCACCGCGTTCGTTCGGACGGCCTTCACGTCGGGTGCGTGGCAGATGCGCTCGATCGCGTCGCAGTCCGGATCGCCGAGAACCTGGGCCTGCGCGACTACGATCTTCGTCACCGGATGACGCACGATGATAGGCTGCGTGGGAACGCCGTACGGCACTCCGCGCTGATGAAACGGTGGTGAGCAGAGTGCACCCGTGTTAAGGAAGAACGACTTGGACGAGATGCACGTCAACTGCTCTGGCGTCGCAGCGAAGTTGCGCAGGTGGCCGTTGATGAACTCCGTGACATTGGGCAGTGGAAAGTTATCATCGTCGACGGTGATCACGTAGCGGTACTGCCTGCGTCGAAGCACCTCCATGATGGCGGCACTTCGTCGTTGAATCTTGTTCCAGCCGAGGAGCTCGGACCAGGTGAACTCCGCCGACTGGTAGGAGGGTGAGAGGTACACGGCGTCGATGTCCGTGAGAAACTCGCGAAGTTCGAGTGGTGTCTTACGATCACCGGCAACGACGAGATCGACGCGATCATCGCTCGCCCACGCCTCATACGCCGCCGGCGTGGCGTTGATGCTGGTACTCACCACCGCAATGTCACGCGTCACCGTATATCCTCTCCTCGATCATCTTCATGTAAGTGAGTTCCTCGAGTGCCTTGTCGAAGTGAGCGCGCTGCATCGTGATGAGCTCGTACCACTTCTCCGGATTTTCTCGCAGCAGATCGATGCGAACTCGCAGCTCGTCGGGACTGCGCACGCGCAGCCAGAACTGGAGAGCCTCGGGCGCATCACGTAGGATGTTGTTCTGCGTGTCGTACTCCGGGTGGAAGAAGCACACGGTCCCGGCGGCGAACGCCTCCCACGGCTTCGCGGTCGCCCAGCCGGACCCGCTGGACGGAGTCGTGAAGGTGCAGCGAACGCTGTGGAGCTTCGGATAGTACTCGCTCCACGGTGCGGGCGTGATGCGGTCGCTGAAGCCGGACTCCTTCGACCACGTGCCGTGGAGGAAGTGCCGCTGGAGCGGAAGCACCCACTGGGTGAGGATGTTCTTGCGCTGCAGCTCGGGTCGGATGCCGATGGCGCGTGCCTCGTTGATGAACATCCCGAAGTCCGCGCGAGCGTGGAAGTCATTGTTATACGAGATGAGGTCGCCGAACGGCGTTCCGGGCCGCAGCCCGTTGATCTCGAGGCGGGCGTACGTGTCGTGCACGTTCGACTGCCACGTGTTCTGACCGATGTCGACGGCCCAGTGATCCCAGTCATTCACGGAGATCGGCGTCTTATCACCGTAGCGACAGTGCTTGAGTGGCTTGACGTCGCGGTACTGCGCGAGGATCGGATGACGCAGTGGCCACTTCATGTCGCGCATCTTGTGACGATTACGCGCGTCCGCGTTGAGGCAGATCTCCTCACGGTTATACGGATCGGCGTCGCGCCAGTGGTTGATGCCACGGAGCATGAACCCGGAGTACCACGCACACCAGTCTTGTGGCTTCGTCAGCTCACTCGGATCACTCACCTTCGGGATCGGCGTGTTCGATGTGCCGTGCTGACCGACCCACATCACCATGGCATCGAGTGAACCGAACGTGCGAAAAGTGATGTCATCGAAGATCTTCGCAAGCCGGAGCTGACGTGTGGGAGTGAGTGTCTGCCCTTTGATGTCGCCGTCGGCCGCGATCGCCGCGTCGAGCTGAGACTTCCACGGTCCACCCGCATACGGATAGTCACGGCTCCACGGATTGTGCACGTTTTCCGGAAGTCCAACGTCCTGCGGGTTTTCGCCGCTGTTGCGCCCAATGAGGATGTACGCGTTGTCCGGGTGTCGCAGCGCCATCTCCTTGACGACCGCGACCATCTCCACGTCGCCGCCAAGGTTGCCACACTTTTCCAGTGTGAGCGGCATGGATCGTCCTAGCTTTCCGTAGCCAATGATCTTGCCCATGCAAATCCTTCCTAAGACCGAGGACCCGCGGCCAGCGGCGGGTCCTCGGAGTAATCGTACCCGGCTAGAACGCGGGAGTGGGTGGAGCGGACGGCGACGCACCCACGATCGGAGTGGCTCCGACGGTGGGCGTGGTGGCCGGCGTGGCAGGCGTGACGCTCGCCGGCGTGGTCGGCAACGGCGGGCCCGACGGAGTGGTCGGTGTCGACGCGGGGGAGGTCGAGCTGCCCGGGGTGGCACCATAGCTGGCCGGCCCGACAACCAATCCAGGCGGTGGCGGACCCGTCAGTACAAGCGGTTGGATCCGCTTGACCTCGTTTAGCGTCGCTCCCTGCCACTCACGTGAACCTAGCGTGATGCGAGCGCCACGGTTGAGAAGGGTGGCCGCGACCGTCTCCATCGACGGCGAACCGGCGAAGAAGTCCGGGCCGAGACCCAGGCGCTCCATCTGATCGAAGAAGATGCGAAGTGCGACCGCCGACTCGGCGGAGACGGTGAAGTTGGTACTCACTCCGCGCTTCTCGTACTGTCCGTTGATGATGCGCCACTTCACTTTGATCATCGGCTTGCCGTTCGACGATGATGTCGCCGCCGACTCGGTGATCATTGCGTCGTAGTCGCCGTCCGGCATGGCGTTGCCGGACTTCGCCTCCTGCTGGAGTGCTGACCAGTCGACTTCCATTCACTACTCCTTCGGGTAGATCGTGTCCATCATACCGGACACGCTCGGGTTGACGATGTCATCGGGGAGCATTCCCTGTACACGCTCTCCCGACTCGAACTGGTCGTGTGAACCGACGAAAAGATGCACGACCTTTCGCGTGAGTGCGCCGTTCTCGTCGGCCTCACGCATCTGGTAGAGGTAGCCGCAGATGTCCACCCAGTAGGGAAGTGACGTTGCGATCTGGCCCTGCATGTACGGGCGCCACTTACCGCCAGACTCCTTCGTCTCTGCGATGAAAATGACGCAGCGCACGGGCTGATGCGCGTTGATGGTGAGGTCACGGATGCCGCGAATGAGTTGATCCATCCGGGCGAGCAGTGCACCCCAGCCGTCGTAGCCCTTCACGATGCCGTCGCCGCTGATGTTTGCCTTCAGCCGACGCTGCATCTCAGTGATGCTGTCGAGCACGATGGACACGAAGTCGTGCTGTCCAGACTTGAGCCAGCTGTCCACCCGCTGAATGGACTCCCAGCTGTCGATGCTCACGTACGCGACGTCCCACGTACCGTCGTAGCGCGGTGGTGCGTTCATCGGGTCCCACGTCACCTTGCGTAGTGGCACGCCCGATCGGAACCCGTGCTCACGAATGAACTTCCACGAGCCCTCCGCGTCGAGCACGAGTAGCGGGAGTGGTGCGGTCGACGTCACGGTCGACTTACCCGCCTTGCTCGCGCCGTGAATGAGCATGCTGAGAACGCGATCATCTTTCACTCGGTCACTCCCAACACTTCGTTCTTGTAGTAGTCGAGGGGATCTCCCTCATCGTAGTACTGGACGATCATGTCCTCCACTCTCGAGCCGTCGTCAAACATCGGACAGATCGCGAGGAACGGGCAGTCCCACGCGCAGTCTCGCGTCGGTGAGGGGTACGCGGCGGTGTGGTGCGACGCGCCGCTCTTCAGCTGGTCGCTCACCTCGAGCATGTCGGTGATCTCGCCGACGATGCGTCGCCGGTAGTTCTCGACCGTGTGCTTGTTGTGACGCACCTCGATGCGCTCGTAGAACGGTGGCTTCGCCTTCTCCGTGCGCTTCACACGGCGCATCATGTTGTAGAGCGCACCCTCCGTTCGCAGGCCGTCCTCACCCAGCGCCAGCGACTCGAGGAGATGGTAGTGGATCATCTGCTCATTGAGTACGAGCATCCGCACGGAATCGCTAAAGTTGGCGACCGACTTGTGATCCATGAAGAGGTGCACACCGTCGAGCTTACGGCGCAAGCGCACGTCGAGCTTGCCGATGATCGCGACCCTGTCGTCGAACTCGGTGAGACTTGCCTCCACGTACTGCTCGGCGGCGACGATCTCCAGCTCGGAGTCGGCTCCCGTCGCCGCGAGCCACTCGAGGTAGCCCTCGAGCATGATGCGCTCAAGGTCGGCCTCCTTCTCGAACTTCGCACGCACGTCATCGTTGACGATCGGGCTTTCCTCCATCGCTGCGCGATCGACGAGGATGAGCCCCTCCAGCGCGGCGAGGAGATCGATCGGCCCGCTGGGTGAGTAATGGAACTGCAGCGCGCGGTGAAGTCGGTTGCCGACCTGACGCACGCCCACCGGTGACTCGTGCCTGAGGTGAAGTCCGCGGTGCCACGCCAGCCACCACTTGCGACGGCAGCGCTTGAACGTCTGGAGCTCGGAGTTGGACACGTAGCGGTCGTACGTCTTGTCCATCACCTTGATGAGCTCGCCGAAGTCCACCTCCTCGACGACGGGAGTGAGTGGCACAAAGTTGTCCGTCGTCGCGTTCGCCGCGACGACCGCCACGGGTGGCGGCGGCTGTCGCACGACGATGGGTTGCCCCGGCAGTGCGTTTCCACTCGGTGTTACGCCCGTGAGCTCGAGTGCCCTTCGCTCGTCCTCGTGAATGACGTTCTTGGTCTCGATTCGCCACACCTTACCCTCGGTGAGGCCACACGACAGTGCGAGTGCCTTCCGCGACATGTTGCGACGGCGACGGTAGTCGATGACGTCTACACCCGTGATCATCGTGTGATCATCCATACAATAGCGATGATCGTAAGGCAGATCATGCCGAGCATGATGACACCGCCCTTTGTCTTATCATCCATCAGATCTTCATCGCCATGATACGAGCCTCCTCGGCGTCGAGTTCGTCGGGTCGTCCGCCCGCAGCGAGGATCGTGGCACGATCTCGCGTGATCTCCTGCAGTCGCAGAAACTTCTCGGTGAGGTTGACGATCTGCTTCTCCTCCACCGTGTCTCTCGCGACGATGTCGATGACCTGTATCGACTCGTGCACCTCGGAGCCGATGCGATGCACGCGGTCCTCGGCCTGCTTGTTGTCGATCATCGAGTCGCTGCGCTGCAGGAAGATGATGGTGTCGGCGGCGGTCATCGTGAGGCCCGTGCCGCCGGCCTTCAGGGTGAACAGTAACACGCGGAGCTTCCCGGCCTGGAACCGCTCCAGCGTGAGCTTGCGTTCGTACTCGGTGACCGCTCCGGTGATGAGTCCGTATGAGATCTTCAACTTGTCGAGTCGCTTCGCCGCAAGCTCGATGAGTTTACGTTGCTCGGCGCAGACGACGACGGGTCGATCACCCAGCTCCTCGAGCACGATCTCGAGTTCGTCTAGCTTGGGTGACGGCTCGCAAGTCGTCCACTCTGTGTTGTCGATCTTCATCATTGACGACGCGATCTGCATGTGACGAATGCGCGCGGTGAGGTCGTCGAGAACGACCGCATTTACGTCACCGACCTTGACGACGGCTTGGTTTGTGATGTCGTCGTAGAGCCGTCGTTGTGCGGTGGTCAGATCCACCCAGCGCGTCGTACGTATCTTGGGAGGCAGTTGCTCCAGAACGAGCGCCTTCGGCATGCGCCGGAAATGAGGATCGAGCAGTTTGTCAAACTCAGCCCGGTTGGCCGGGTTGAGACCGACGATGTCGAGTCCCCCGAACGCGTTCCATGACTGAAGGCAGTAACGGTCAATGAAGTGTCCCTTAACTGGAAACGCGAGCGGTGCGATGGCGTGAAGGATCGCCCACAGATCTCCTGGATGATTTGCGAGTGGTGTGCCTGTGAGTGCCCAACGTTGCCGCACAGAATGCTGATGTGCCACGGCCCACACAGCTCGTGTCTGCTTCGAGGAGGGATTCTTAACTCGGTGTGCCTCATCGATGATCACCGTCCGGAAGTCGATCGCGTTGAGTTCCTTAGGATGCACCTCACACTGGGACGGTCTGAGCGTCGCCTCGCCGTTCGTCTTATCACACT